CATCTGTTTGTAGATTCATATCACCACCATCTTCTGGTTTAATTAAAGCTGATGACCAATACATCATGTTAGTATCTGGATCTCCGTATGATCTATTCATGATATCTAATCTATCTGTAACTGTACTGGCACCATTTTCAAAATCCATATACAAGACACGACAAGGTGCATTTATTTCAAATGCACCAAAGTTTTTACCTAATGCTAGATGCCACATGGTAGTTAATGTTATAAATGATTTACCATGACCAGAGTAACCATACACCTGTATGATAGATGCTGGTCGTAAGAATGGATCAACTAAATATTTTTGATTACTTGTTCTTTCTTTTAATGATTCAATATCACTTGCATAGATTGGTCTAAACTTTTTATTGATACGACTACCTGTATCATCATACAAATATGGATGATCACGTCTATGCATTTCTTCTGCACTAGATATTGTTCTTTCAAATTCTTCTTTTTCTAAACTGTACTGAAAAAATTCATCAGAAAATTTCCAACATAAATCTCTAAGCTGTCTACCTGTTATACCTTTGTTAACTTTCTCACCTGCAAAACGTATCAAGGCATCGTTACGTCCATCACCTTCACCAAGCTTACCTTCTTTCTTTATAATGTTTTGAAATCTTTCCCATGTAGGTAAATAATCTTCTGGTGATTTGACTTGTACGTTCGATAAATCAAGGTTTTCCCACGAAAAATCAACGTCTACTAAGTCACCATCACCACCCCAGATAGGCATATCTTCCCAGTCAATAGTGAATGGCTCCCACTTTTTACCATGACTAGGTGGTGCTAATACATAACCACCATCACCACGTAAGTCTAAATTTTTTACACCATATAAATTTGTTGCATTCTTTTTTCTGTATCCATTTTTAGGATGTGCGAAATAATAATGCATACCTCTTGTAGTCTTAACAGCAAAAGGTGAAGATAAATTATTTGCTTTGCAAAATAATTTTGCACTATCACTATCAGCATCAACAACAATTAAACTAGATATACTTCCTGTTACTACTGCAATCTGTGCATCAGGAAATTGTGTAAACCAATAATTTAATTCTTCTTCTGTAGCATGACGTGATTGATATTCTTTCCATTTAATTAAAGGTAATTTCTTAGTAGGGTGTATAGGTATTACTGACCAACCCTTATCTAAATATTCTTGTGCCTCTAATAATATTTCATTCTGTTGTGGTAGTTTCAAAGTATCCATCGATGTTAGTTCCTTTAAATTTAAGTTTAATTAATTCTAAAATGTCACTTGTAATTTTTCCTCTAGCTATCCAACCATAAGGAGCAGTTCGGTGTTTACCTATAGCCTCTGCTACAATGGCAGCACCTCCCAAATCATTAACCATTTTTTCTATATTGAATTTGACTTTCATAGTCCCCTTGTATGTAAAGTTATTTAATAGTTATTAAATAGTTGACACTATGTTGTCAATAGCATACAAACAAAGTTGTGTAATTAGATGCCGAACATGAGTTCTGTATCATAACTTTAAGGAGAATATATGGAAGACAATCCATTTAACGTCTTTGTCGAAGACGATGGCAAGATAAACAATGCCAATATTTCTACTCCAGAGCAGCACAGTTTTGACACATTATGTGGACAGTATGAGAATTTACAAGCTCAGATTGATAAGCTCACGTTCAAAAGAGATACTGTAAGAGATGAAATAACTAAGGTGTTACCTACGTCAGCAGGTACACATACAAAAACAACTAATAAATTTGAGGTTACATTAAAACGTAGAGAAAACTGGTCATGGGATTCTAGTAAATTAAAATCTTTATATACAGGTAATACCTTACCTCACTTCATTAGTGAAAATCTAAGCATACATCGTAAGCATTTTAAAAACCTTACAACCAAAGAACAGAATGATCTGAGAGATGCTTTAACAATTAAACATATTAAACCTTCAATAGAGGTAAGGAGTTTGAATGACGTTTAAACCTATGAGTACATCAGCAGTAGAAAATTCTGGTGTCCAAAAGACTTTGTTATACGGACATCATGGTTGGGGTAAGACTACCCAAGCAATCAATATGAAGAAACATTATGGTAAAGGTTTTATCATAAGTGGAGAGAGTGGTTTACGTTCTGTTATGAATGCAGACATAGACTATTTACCATTCACATCATGGGATGGTGAGAATAATCCATCAAAAAATATCTATTCATTCAGAGGTATCTGTAAACTTATGGACACAGAAGACTTTAGGAATGCAGGATACAAATGGATTATGTTGGATAGTTTAACAGAATTATCTGACAGACTAATACAACATTTAGAAGTTGAGTACCGAGATAGCAGAAACAAACTGGCTATGTGGGGAGACAATCAACGCCTGATGTTGGGTAGTGTTAAGTGGATAAGAGACTTACCTTACAATGTTGTTGTTACAGCATTAGCAAAAGAAGAAACAAACGACAATGGTGAAACAGATTACTGGGCGATGATTAAAGGTGCATCCATACAGAAACAACTACCAGCAATATTTGACAATGTATTGTGTGGTGTGCGTGTAACTGATGGTGATCGTACTGATCCTAAAGTTGAAAGGTTTCTTGTTTGTGATGAAGTAAGAGGATGGAAAGGTAAAGTCCGAGATCCAAACAGGAAGATAGAAGCAGTGATGCGTACTGCAGATATCACTGAAATTTTTAAACTGATGACAAAACCAAATAAAAAGGAGGCTGCATAATGTCATTTTCATTTAGAGAACTATCATTGGATGGTGTCGATGCACAGAAGGAATCTTCTGGTGGATCAATTTTAAAAGCAGGAGATTATAGTTGTAAGATTAATTCTGCTGAAGTTAAGGATACACGTACAGGTGGTAAACAAGTTGTTATTGATTTGAAGGATGAACAAAGTGGATCATCAATCAAAGACTTTATCAATGTACATGTACCAGCAAGTGAAGGTTTGAGTGTTGAGGAAAAGAATAATAAAAACAACGCTCAGAAGTGGGGTAGAGAAAAACTCAAGGCTTTGTTGACACATGGCGGTCATCCGTCCCCTGATAAGCCAGGGGATATTTCCTCCTTAGTTGGTCTAAGGGTGGGCGTTCATGTCGAGAAAGATGAGTATACAGACTCAACTGGAATGAAACGGGAAGGTAGTAGGGTAAAAAGATTTGGAGCTTATTTCCCTGCTGCAAATGGAACTGTTGCCGAAACCTCCTCGTCAACAACAACGGATGAGATCCCGTTTTAGTGTCTAAAAAAACTACACCTAGTCTTACTCCTCAACAAGTTTCTGTGTTGAGGGGTAAGATATCAGAAAAACTTAGTAAGAATTTAACAATGGCTCAAGAAGTATTGAATGGAACTAGAGAATGGAATCCTACTCAAGCAAGAGTCTTTACAGCATTATTAAACAAAGTGATTCCAGATGTATCACTAAGCTTTGCACAGGTAGACGTACAAACAAAAGATATGAATAATTTATCACGTAAGGAATTAGAAGAAATAGCATCAGGAATTTATGAGGTAGCAAAAGATGATGAAGAAGACAAACAGGGAGAGGGATCACCGATCACTGTTAATATCAGCAAAGAAGAAAGCTAAAGAGATTAACAGTAACTCTCGATTAGCTAACCATGAAAGGGGTTACAAGGCTCGTCTGATATCTAAGGAAGACGAAGATAAACTTTATAAAGGTAGAAGATACAAGGATTACAAATGAACATAGACGATTATTTATCTAATAAAAATTATTCAATAGAAGAGTTAATAGATAAAGCATATGAAGATAAAGAGAGAGAAGATCCAAGAAGATATATAGGTGCATCAGGTGTAGGTCATTCTTGTAATGCTTATTTATCCTATTGTCTAAGAGGTTTTCCAGAGTCAGATCCTATACCAAAAGTAAAAAGAATTTTTAGAGATGGTCATCGTATTGAAGATGATGTTGTTAATGATTTAAAACTAGCAGGCTTTGAAGTTAGTGAGATTGATGAAGAGACAGGTAAACAACATAGATACAGTATGTTTGGTAATCATGTCATGGGTAATGGTGATGGCGTAATAATTATAGAAGATGAAAAGCACATACTTGAAATCAAAAGTATGAATGATGCAAGGTGGAAGAAATGTAAGAAGGTTGGAGTTAAAGTATCTGACTATAAATACTTTGCACAGATGCAATTACTAATGGGTTTAAGTGGCATACATAAAGCCTGCCTCGTATCATACAATAAAAACTCAAGCGAATATTTATCAGAGGTAGTAACCTATGATGAGTTTGAGTATGCCGATTTACTAAGGAGAATAAATGTAGTGTTAGAAGGTAAAGGAAGGAAAATATCTTCTGATCCTGCTTATTTTGCTTGTAAAATGTGCTTTAAAAAAAGCACATGTTGGGAAGGTGTTAATCCTTCTCCAGCTTGTTACAACTGTCAGCATGCAAAGCCAACCGATAAGGGAGACAAGGCTTGGCACTGCACATTCCATGATAGTGATGCTGTAAAACTCTGTGACGAATACAAATTATACCAACCTTTAACATCAGGAGGATCTTATGAGTAGTTCATGGGGTCCTCTTGGCGTTCCTCCACAATCTTTCTTACGTCACTGTACTTTAATTGATGTGAAAAGATTGAGAGAGTTAGCTGATAAAGCACGCAAGATAAGTAATGTAATTAATAATGAAGAGAGAGCAAGCAAACTTGAGGAAATAAAAAATCAATATGAAAATTTAGTAAAACAATACGAAGGAGAAAAATGACCATAGAAAAAATAAAATCTTTACGCTTACAACGTAACGGATTGGAAAGAGAAATAGACCTAAAGAATGTCGAACATAGAAGTATAGGAGATAGGTTAGATGTGCTTAAGAAACATGATGATATGTTTAACAAAGATACAACAGATCAAATGAATAAAGCTGCAGATAAAAGAAGACATTTAGAAAAAGAAATAGTTGAGCTTAAAAAGAAAATTGCTGACCTTGATACAGAGGCAGAGACATTTGTTTTAAAGTTACAATACGGAGAAGTATTATGAAGGTTAAGGTGAAGAAAGAAGATGTATTAGATAAAGCTAAAGAGATTATACAAGGCGATCGTAATCTCAGATATGGTGATCCAAAAATAAATTTTCAAAGAATTATCAAAGGTTGGGAGTTAATCTTAGGTCATGAGATTACACCTGATCAATATGGAATGATGATGTTATGGATGAAAATAGCTAGATTACAAGAGGATCCACGTCACATAGACTCTTGGATAGATATTGCTGGCTATGCTGCATGTACTGCGGAGGTGATGAATGTCGATTCATGATGGTTATACAAAGAAACAACTTAATGAAATGGAAAGTAACAAGTGGACTCAAGCAAAGATAGAAGATGCTGAATGGAAAATAATGGATGATAAAGCAAAGCTACGTTATCTTGATAGAGTTATAGCCGAAGAAGAGAAAGAAGAGATACGTAAAGAAATACAAAAAGATATTAAAAAAGAAATACGTAAAGAGATTAAACAGGGAGAAAAGAATCCTGATGTCTTCGTTCCTCCGAAGCCACCTAGTTCCAGCTAGTACCTTTCCATCCAGCTTGCCATCCTGATGCACCCCAGTTATTTACTTTAGTATCTTTAGGTGTACCTGCTAATACATCAGTACCACCTTCTCTAAACTTCCTATTACCACCAAATAAAGGTACACGAGATAACAGTTGTCTTGTAAGTGTACGTCTTGCAGAGTTGCCAACAGGTTGATTACTACCTGCAGCTTCTAAACCTTCTTGACCAGCAGCCAATGTATTGAAACCAAAGTTTGCTACTGTGTCGAATGATGGTCCAAGCACATAAGATAGTGTACGAGACATACCAAATGCTCCGTTGTCTGCTTGTGCTGCAGAGTTATATAGTAACTCAGCTACCATACCTAATCCACCAAGTTGCATCAAACCTTCTATATACCATCCTAAAAAACTATCTACTGTACCATGTTGAGTAGGATCATATCCTATAGATAAAGCAATCTTCATCATGTCAGGATTTTTATCTGCAAATTGATTTATATCTCTTTGCCATCCTTCAATAACTTCACTTCTTTCATTACCAAATTGTTCCAATACATCTTTAGAGAATTTTCTATCTCTAAATTGACTAGATTTCTGATCATCGCCACCTCTAAATTGTGCTAAGTCTTTTACTGCTAATGATCCAACACCACCTATACCTGCACCGAAAGTAGCCATGTATAATAATGGTGATACATTACCTTGTCTTGCTTCACTTAGTACCTTTCTACTTAATCTACCCATCATGAGTGGGAATGATTTAAGTTGAAACATTAATGCACCGACAGGTGTTTGTGTCCATAGAGGTAAATCATTAGGGTTAGGTGCAAAGATTGTTTCGTTACCAAACTTAACCATCGCTGCTCGTAATCTATCAGCATCAGGAGAAGACATTACTTCGCCTAATTCTGTCATTGATTTAAACTTACCTTTAGCATCAGGTTTAGAATAATCTTCTAAGCCAAACTCTTTTAGAATACGTGCTGCTCGTCTGTACTTATTCGTTTGTGTACCATTACTTCTATATAAATCAGCAGCTATTCTATTCATGGTACGGAATGTTTCAAAGCCTACTGCTCCTGCCATCTTACGTTGCATGCCTGTCCATTGTGATAATCCAATGACATGGAAGAAGTTGTTTGTTGCACGTCCACCTGAGTAACCATACATACCAGCCATCTTATCATGGATAACATTCTCTAGGTTTAATCCTGTACGTTCTAACATCTCTCTGTAGTGTTTATCTGTAGAGTATTTCTTCCAAGCTTTAACAAAGCTACCCATACTACCACCTCTAATAAGAGGTAAGAATGTATCTGGAATAGATGTTAAGGTTGTAAAACCTAACATCGTCACTGCATTAATATTACGTAATACTTTAGATGCTGTTGTTAAACTTTCATGGAAGGCTCCGCCTTCCATTGGTTTACGTTGTAATACTCTAAAGTAATTCATTAAGAATTTTTGTTCCTTAAGTGATATACTATTACCATCTGATCCAAAGTCTCTTAAACCATTGATGATTGCTTCTGTACGTACATGCCAATTCTCACCAGCTAGTGGTTTTAATCGTAGTAACATAGCTTTAGCTTTCATGTAGTCACCAGCTTCTGCCATTGCTACTATGTCGTTTGCAAACTTTCTTGCTTGTGCAGGCTTATCTTTAAATGGTGCAAACAATTTAGGTATTGTTGTTGTTTGTGTATCCATACCACCATCGTTAGTAGGATAACGTAAGGATATTTTTACCTGTTTATCTGACATCAACATGTCAGCAACACCAGCAACACCTTCTGTACCTACACGCATGTAGTCATCGAAGCCAAAGTTATTGTAACCAAATTGTTGTGAGAATAAACCACGTCTTGTTGATCCATCTACATACTTAGATAGTATACTATCTAAATCATTGATTAAGAAATCTTCTAAACCTTCTAATTCTTTACCATTTAATTTTAACATACGTTGGAAATCAATGTTGTCAGAGTGTGGTGATTTCTTTTCTGCAAACTGTGGTAGATATGTGCCATCTTCATCAATAATTCTATTGGCAATGTCTTTTGCTTTCTCCATTGCTATAGGTTTAGTTAGTGTACGTTTATCTTCTCTTGCTTCACGTAGTAAATAGGATGATATCTTATCTGTAAAGCCATCCATGTTACGTCTAACAGCTTCTGCATCATACACACGAGGTACATAGTTTTTAATCTTACCCATTTCTACACCACTATCGACAAGAAACTCATACTCTTCTTGGAATAGTTTACGTATAGATTGTGCAACATTCATCTCTTGTGGAGTTAATGCTTTTACTTGTGGTAAACTTGTATCTAACTCATATCGTAAGGCACGTAGTATCTTTGTATGTGATTTAGGTTGTGGAGTTTTACCAATAATCTTAAAGTTGTTTGCATAGTTTCTTGCCCAACCATAAGCATCAGGTAACTTGTTAAGTAATTGTCTAATAGGAATGTATTTATCTGCAGCTAAAGAGTTGTGTCTTTCATAGATACCCGTGTTATCAAGAGGTGATACCCAATCAGCTAACCAGTTAGCATTAGAGAAGTCTCTTGCACGTCTTGAGTTGTTACGTATCTGTACACCAAAAGAAAATTTCTTTGCCGTCTTTAATGATTTCTCATCAACAACATTATTGTTAATCTTTTTAAATAATCCTGCAACAGAAGGGGAGATACCCATATCTTCTAGTTGTGGTACTATTGCATCAGCTTTACGTGTAGCAAATACTGCTGCTGGATCACTACCATGTTGTAGTATTGCACCATTGATACTACCTTTACCAACTTGTGTATCGTATAATCTATCACTAGCTATATCAAACTCAGGAGAGTTAACGTGTTTAACGTGACCATCTTTTAATAATGCTATAGCAACACCACCTGATCCTTTACCAGTATTCTTGTGTTGTCCACCTGTGTAGTGTCTTATAGAATCATAACCTAATTCTACTAAGATAGAGTTTAATCTAGCTTTACCTTGTGCGTAAGCTGTGAAGTCATCATAGTTTGCATCAATGTTATCATCTAATATCATTGCTATACGATGATATAATTCATCACCATCTATCTCTTCAGTAGGATCATTAAATACTCTTGCTATCTCTGCATCTGATGTAAGATTTTTAGATACAGCATTGTCAAGTATCATACCAATCTCTGGATCAGAGTCTAATCTATATTTTTCATTGATGTTAAATGAATTATCTGCACGTATAAACATTGGTGTAACACTTGGCTCAACTACAATGTTGTGTACTTTTTTTAATTCCTCACCTTGATTATTAGTAAACTGAATTAATGATCTCATGTAATCTTTTCTTCTTGCAATCTCTTCATCTACATTCATTAATTGTGTAACATTCAAATCATCTTCAACAACATTCTCAGTGTTTTTACCAGTTTGTCTTGACTCTAGTTTTCTAATTGCTGCATCTTCTTCATCTATTGTTTGTCTATTCATGAAGTATCCATCAATTAATTCTTTAGCTTCTTCTGTCTTTGCTTGTTTTTTAAAAATATCAAAAGACTTAGCTGTTAATGATGAAGGTGCTGCATAGTATCCTGCAACCATTGGGTTGCCTGTTACATAGAATGCTGGTCCATAAACACCAACACCTGATTGTTGTATTGTAACAGAAGGATTTGTTTTCTTACTAAATGCATTACCATCCATACTACCATGATAGAAGACGACAGGATTGTTACGAGTATACTCATTTATATTAGCCATTCTTACTGGATTGTTGTGTGCTTTTTCTATAGCTTCTGATGCTAATCTTTTTGCAGCAAAAGAAGGTACAGATGTATTTAATCCATATACTTCTGATACTGGTAAGTGTTTATATTGGCTTTGGAATACATCACCATAGACAGCTAGAGAAGGGAAGGCTTGTTTGGCTTTCTTATTTCTACTTAAGTCATTAATAAAGTAAGCTGCTGCTTCCGTTAATTCACCTGTAAGTTTTTTAACTCTATCAATATCAGGAGTTAACTCAGGATTATCAAAGATAAATAATTCATCTAAAGATTTTTTACCTGCCAATACATCTGTGAATGATTCTATAAACCAATCCTCTGCTGATATATCTAAATCAACTGGAGGTAATTCATTTCTGTTAACATATGTATACGGGAATATTTTTCTTATGGATTCTCTTTCAAAGTCATTAACATAGTTAGTAGAGAAAATTAAATCTAATACACCTTTAGTTACTTTCTCTGGATCACCATTATCTTTAGCCATTTCTACTGCTAGTCTTCTTGCTTGACTACGTAAAAACTTAAAGGTTTCACTGTTGGTATCAACCATCATACCTTCAATCATATTATTAAAGTCATCATCAGTTGCTGATGTGTTAGGATTTTTTAATTTAATCTCTATTGGATCTTTAGCTAATGCGTTACCAGTATGTTTAATGTTTGCACCATGTAAGTTTAACATTCTATACATTACTGTACGTAGTATTGGTTGTACTGCTTTGTTACGATGAGTAGACTTTAATAAAATTTGTCTAATAGTATCTGATGTTGTTGCTGGTATAAAATCAACATCCATCATTCCTGAAAACTCATCAGACTCACGTCTTATAGCATTAGTCATACGTACACTTGATGCAGGTACAATGCCATTTTTCTGTCTACGTTTTATTTCTCTTCTATATATTTCTTTGTATAGTTGATTAAATCTTTCTTTACCTTTTGCACCTTGTTGTAATGCTGCATGCATCTCTTGTATCATTTCTTGTTTACGCATTTGCATAATGTCTCTAGGTACAATGATAGAATCATCTGGTTTAGGTAACTCTGTACGTAAACGTCTATCTATTTCATTAGCTAAGGAATATCCTTGTGGTGTTTCTAAATCTACTTTAGCAAAATCATCATATAACTCTGCTAGACTTAGCTTACGTGGTGATACAGTTGTATCATCTGTTGGATCAACTTGTTCCAATGGTTTTTTAAATTTAATATTTTTATTCTCAACAACAGATTTTGCTTTTCTATTCACTTTTGTTTTCTCTGCATTGTTATTCTTTAGTATATCTATTTGTTGTTGTAGTTTTGCTATTTGTTGTTCCACAGTTTGTGGTACTTCTTTTGCTTTAATTGGATTAATAGGTAGAGAAGGTACAGCATTTGGTGTCTCATTTACTTTGCCAAATGTATCTTCTATGTTTACTCTGACATCTTCTAATTGATTAACGACATCATTAGCAAAGTTAACTAACTTCTCAGGGTTTTCTACGTTAACACTTTGTAAACCATTTTGCATTTGCAAAGAGTTTTTACCACTTGTTAGTTGTTCATCTATTTGATCACGAAGGAAAGCTATTTGATTTGTAAACTCAGGTGGATACTGATCAGATGATAAGACATTCTCTAAAGAGAATACTGTATCTTCTAATTTATATATTATGTCTGCAGGATTACCTGATCTGACAACAGCATTACGTAACTCATCTTTTGTAAATGATATTTCATATAAATGACTTTGTATACCTATTGCTTGTGGTCTAGTTTTTACTGTTGGTTTTACTTTAACTAATTCATCTTCTGGTAATAATTTATTAAAGATAGGTACTAAGTCAGGATCAATAGCTTTATTATCATTAAATCTATTAAATACTGATTGTACTTTTCTATATACTTTTGACCAGAATGAATCACTACCTACAATATTCTGTCTACCATTTACCCATAGGGTAAATTGATGTGCAAAAAATTCTTGTGGTGTTTCTAATGCATTCATACCAAAGTAACTATCAGCATCATATACTTTACCTGCTAATGCTTCTTGATCTACTTCACCATTCTTTACATATTTAGATACTGACTTATGGAAGATAGCTTTATCTTCAGGAGATAAAACATTAAAGTATGACCAGTGAGCCAACTCATGTACTACAGTTAATGATGGTGCATGATTAGTTGGTATCTTCTCCCATTGTTTTGTTGAGTTTAATGTTCCTTGTGCAGCATCTTCTGCTTTCATTACATCAGATGTTTGCATGTTAGGATCAAAGTCTCTTTGATTTATAGCTATATTACCTTTTAATGCATCAGGGTTAGCTGAGTTTGGTGGTATTGTACCACCTAATACTTGTGTAGCATTAGGAGTAGATGAGCCTACAGATTGCCATGTCTTCCAATGTGGTAAGAATTGTACATTAAGATTGTTAAGTATGTTTCTTACTATTTGTATGTCTTCTTTTGATTGACCTTGTAATATGTTTTCTATTTGTACTATTGAATTTTCTCTTGTGTTTGGATTTACTCTTCTTTCAGGAAGTCTTGCATACAAAGTTGCTTTAGTATCTCCTAACCAATCTTGATTCTCACCCCAAAATCTCCAGTCTGCCTCTTCTAATTTATCAACAATACGATATGCCATTGCAGCATTGTTCATGTTGCCTGTCATCCCATGTGAGTATGCTTTACCTCCACTACCATCAGTAGATAAAAACCAATCAATTATATTTACACCTTGAGCGTTTTCACTTAGTGGTCCTTTTAAGTCTGATAAATCTACAGCTATCTCAGTTAGTTCTTGATGATTATAAAAAGCTTTAACAGGCATTGGTTTGCCTGAGACTGTATTAAATCCAGATTGTATATCTAATTTGACTACTTCATCTTTTACATTGTATGGCATGAATGCATCTAATGCATCTGATCCTTTTGTACCTTCAGGTACAAAACCTACTTCCCAATTATCTCTACTTTGTTTTCCTAGTAATCTATCAACACCTTCACCAAATTGTTTTTGTGATGGTGTTTGTATACGTATTTTGCCTTCTGCATTTCTAATAGCAATAAGCATACCATCAGGTATTGATATTGGATTAGAGTCAGCTTTAACATCTGCTTTAGGTTTATCAGGAGTCTGAGCTTTTACTTCTGGTTTACCTTTTGTTTTTACTATTTCATCAAGTATAGTTGATCTTGTATTTTCTCCTTCTTCTAATACACTTAAGAATTGTCTTTCAGCTGCATCATCTGTTGCTTTAGATTTTAATGTAGCTAGTTGTGTTTGATCTGCGTCAGTACCTTTACCTGCAGCAATCTTCTTTTCTAATACTCTTATAGTTTTTTGTGTTACATCTTCTGATGTATCTACTTTTGTTTTAGGTGCATCATTAACATTAATAGGGTCTAAACCTTCATTAGCAACTTTAACTGAACGTAAGTCTTTATATACTTTACCTCTCTTACCTTCGCCTGCTGATGGTAAGTAATATCCTACTTCTCCTAATTTTAATTCTTCACCATCATTTGTCTTAACTGTTTTTTTAGATATAGACTTAAATCTAATTGCACCTCTAATACCTTTTGCTTCTGCACGAGCTTGTAACTCATCAAACATAAGTTCAGATTTAACTGGTTTACGACCAAGGAAAGATCCTTGACCACCACCTTTACGTAAGAAACTTTGTACTCTACCTAATGCTTTTGAGTTATCTGGTTTTGTTACTACAACTCTACCTGCACCTTTAGGTAAAGGATTGTCTGGACTATCTCCTGAGAATGATCCTAATCGTGATGATACTTGTTTAACTGTTTTTGTTTTAAGAATAGCTTGATCAAGCAACATCTCACGATATTGTCTTTCCATTTGTCTTAAGTAATATCCACTAGCTTGTGGATTCATTGCTTTGATTGATGCTAGTTTCTTTTGTACTCTGTCTTCTAGTATCTGTCTTTGCTCATCATCCAACATACTATAGTCTAGTTTTCTTGGACGACCACCTTTTTTAACATCTCTCTTAGCTGCTGTAATTTCAAAAGCATTTTGTACTGTATCTTCTGGATCAACATTATTTTGGTTAGTAATCTTCTCATGAAAATCAATTAGCTTTTGTTTATTTTCTACAGATATTTTTGTTTCATCTAACTCTTCAAATTTATTTCTCCACAATGTATTGAGATCAGGTGCATCTACTGCTCCAGTTTCTTCTAGTAAAGAGTTTGCTATCTTAATATAAATGTCTTCTAATTCTTCTTCTGTAAAAGCTTCTTGTGATACTGTTTCTGTTTCTGGAGTAGTATCTGTTTCTACTTTAGGTGTAGCTTCTGGGTCAGGTGTCTCTTTCGTAAGCATGATGATAGCTTCATCAATGTCTTCTACTGTTGTAGCATTATCTATTTTGTCTTGTATATTTTTATAATCTTGTATTTGTTTTTGTATTTCTATTTGTGCATTTGGATCAGCTGTATCTGCAAGTTGTTGTTCGAGTTTAGTAATAGCTTCAGGAATACGTTTGATTGATCGTAAAGCAAATAGTCTTTTATCTATTGCTGATTTCTGTGCATCATCAACATCAGGAAAATCATCTGGATTTTTATTTATATCATCAACTGCTTGTGATGTTGCATCTATCTCTTTATCTATAATAGGTTTTGCTTCACCAGCTATCTCATCTGCACGTTGAGAGAATGCACCAAAGCCACTTGCTTTGTTCGCTTGAATATTTTCTATTGCATTAGGTATTTGTTTACCAAACTTACTTGCATCACGTACGGCAAACCTACCACCTGCACCACCAAAGCCTGCACCAAAGACTGCTCCTGCCGCACCAGACAATGCTGTTGTACCAAGTAACTCAGTTTTATTAAAACCTTCTTGCTCACCAATAGCCATGTCTCTACCTTGTTCAATAGCATTAAATGTTGCACCAACTCCTGCACCTGCTAATCCTTCTTTTAATGCACCTGCTTTTGCACCAGCTTTCAATGCTGCCATCTTTGCAGCTTTCTTCGTTCCACCTTCTTTGATTGCTTGTGTTGCTGCTGCTTTACCTACCTTTGCACCTGCACCAAAACCTATAAGGTTAAGAGGATCAGCAATAACAGAAGCTGCGAGAAAACCTAACCTACTCATCATTCTATCTTCATCATTCCAAAAGTTAGGAAGTTTATTAAATGCTTTTTGTAATGTCTTTGTGGTTTCGTTGTCTGTGTATCCACCAACAGACTTGGCTAATTCGTAACCTGTACCTAGAGTGTTATAGTTTTTAAAGTATCTATCTGCTAAGAATACATTGACTGCATCATCATCATCTTCGATATCATAACCCATGTATGAGTCACCATAGTGATCACGTAACAATCCTAGAAATCTAGCATCCTTAAGTATCTCGTGTGGCTCAAGGTTATCTATATTAAAATCACCTGAGTTATTGTTTACTTCGTATGGTTTGTTTTGAGAGTCTCTCTCTACACTTGTTGATTTACCAAATGTAAAATCTAGATTATTATGTTTAGTCGCCACTCCAGTTCTCCAGTTTCTGTTTGCTTAGAAATACAAGTAATGGAATAGGGGTGTTAATGTCGTCCTAGTTTTTCATATTTCCACTAAATTTATCAAACTCTGGATAATTACCTGATTGTTTTAGTGAGTTTACTAATGCTTCATAAGTTACATTAGTTCCATTTTTGATGTTATATTCTTGTAACTTTTTCTTTAATATTTTTTCAAATCTACTTTGATCATTTCCTGTAAAGAAACCTCTACCATCTATAGTTTCATTAATTATATTATCTATATTTTCATTTATTAATGTAAATGTATCTGTGTTGTTAAAGGTGTTTTGTTTTTCTTCTTTCTCTATTTCTACTTCAGGTTGTAATTCTTCAATTTGATTATTAATTATTTTATCTAACGTATTTTTAAATTGGTATAATAAGTCATTTTCTACTTGTTGATCTGGATTGTCTTTACGATTTACATTATCGCTCATTTCTTCTAGGTATTTATTTAATTTTTCTTGTAGCTCCAATAATTTATTTACTTTATCCATACCTGTTTCTGTTCCATTAATAATCTCACTTACTTGTTCATCAAGATGATCTTTCATAGAAAGCAAACCAAGTTCTGTTGTATCCCCATCATCTGATGTAGTATCAATAGGATTATTATTTTCATCAAGATAAACAGGTTGTTTAGAATCTGTTAATCCATTTACAAAAGTAGTTCTAAATTGTGTTTGTGTTTGATAATCTTTACCATGTTGTTGTTCCCATAGAGTAAAAGCTTTACTACTATCACCATCTATCAATCCTAATTCTGCTGTTAATCTAAGAATATCTTCTGGTCGTATATAATATTTTTGATTAATCATTTGTAAGATTGGTAAATCTCTTTGTGAATAATCTGCAGCAGTTGCTACTATATAGTTAGTCATATCTTTTGTATTGTTAGTAATAGTATTGCCTGCTGTTTCCAACACTGACTTATCTTTCATGTCACCATAAACTTTATTTTCATAAACAATATTTTTTAGAAAATCTAATTCTTGAGTAGTCATATTTTCTGTATCAAAATAATAAACTTCTCTTAATATTCTTCTAGTTTCTGTCTCATCTGCTTGAAGAAAATTTTCTAGTAAACCTCTGTTAGAATTAACATCTTTTATAAAAGCATCTGTTAACCTAGCTTGGTGTTCAGCTATTACTGATTTAGCTAATTCAGGATCAATATTTTGTTTTTCTAAATTATTTTTTAATACAGCCATGCTCGTAGTTGGACTAATCTCTCTTATCATATTCATTGCTTCTGCATTTTTAGCTTTGTCTGCTTGTGCCTGATTATACTTTGTCATCTCTTGTGCGGCAGCATTTATTAAATCTTGATTACCACTTTGACCTATTTGATTCATTACAGAGTCTACTGCTGCTTGATGATTAAATCCATTAGCTATTAATGCTTGTTGATATAAATCTCCAAAGGTACTTGATTGTTTCTTTTGTGTTTCTAATGTGCTTAAGAATATCTCTTGATCCTCTTTGTCTTTTACAGTTTTATGATAAGCAAGTATTTCTAAAGCTTTCGCAGGATTTACATCTAGTTCTCTTAAAAAATCTTCAACCTCTTCAGGAGTAGCATTGTAATTAAATTGTTTGTATTGATTAAGAATATCTTCTTTAGATTTAATATTAGTAAGTCTTTTAGATTCTAATGTGTGATCAAATAACAATGCATCTTGTGTTAATGTTTGTAATGCTTGTTGAATACTTATCTCACCTTTTTCAAGATCCTGTATTGTTTTTTGTAACTCATACGGAAACAAAGCTTTGTTTTGCAATAATGTTTCTTTAGCTGTATCGTTACTTATTGCTTTACCTTCAACATCTAATTGTAGTTTTCTAAATACTAATGCTGCACTTTTTCTTTTTTCCGCAAAATCAAATTCTGATTCTTTTAAATTATTAAGAGACTGTTTTAGATTAACATTTTTTAATTCAACATCTAAATTAGATAATGCAATATCATTATCAAAAGTTGCTTCGGCTTTTTTATAATTTAAAGCTGATGATTTGTTTGCTATCTCTTGTTCATTAATACCTAATTGACCTGAAACTGTTTGTTGTTTTAATTGTTCATTTTCTTCTGTTTGTACAAATACATTTTGATCACGTTGTTTCTTTACAGCATCTGTAAAATTACCACCAATACCAAACTGACTTGCATAGGCATCAATAGATTCATCATCAAGAGTAGGGAATCTCTCCAGATGTTTATACATTGCATCTTGTCTTGCAATGATTGTTGCTTCTTTTTCTTTTTCTCTATCCTCCATGCCTTTACGCATAGATCCATAGTAATCAAATATACTTGCCATACTTACCTATTGTCTAAATAATTTACTAAACCACCTTCAGTTTCAACACGCTTAGGTTTACCATAAAGTAAATCATCTAATGCTGATCCGAATGCACCTGCCGCAGAAGACGCTGCATTACCTGCAGAGGTTGCCGCATTACCATAACCTGTTGATGCACCAGTGTAGGCTGTAGGATTTACTGATCCTATCGTTGATCCTAATGCGTTGATGCTAGAATCATATATACCTCGCTTCTCATCAATGGCTCCAGTACGTGATTGATTTAATAAGTTATCTCTGTTTTGTAAGAATTGTAATGCTTCATCATATGATGATGTGTAAGCTTGATCATATAACTCTGATCCTTTGTCTGCTAATTCTCGTTGAGCTTGTACAGCCATTGTCGAATTATCTAATCCTCTATTAATTAATTCTGCCTGAGTTAAACTTCCTGCACGAGATAAAGCTTTGTTGGCATCATCTACTTTTCTTCTGTATCTTCTTCCTTGTTCAGCAGCAATGTCTGCATCAGATACTACATCTCTTGCACCTAATTCTTTTTGTACATTGTCTAAGACTGCTTGGTATTCATATATTTTATTTAGAAGATTACTTCGTATTCCTTTTTCAATACCATATTGTTCACCAAGCATTGCTGTTTGTTGATCCAATGCTGCAACTTGTGCATCTGTTAATCTTTCATTTAATGCTGCTGCTTTATCTCCTGCTTTTTTGGAGCTGATAGCTCCAAAAATATTAAGACCAGTAGATAGAATACTTCCCCAACTCATATATATATACTCCCAAAGTTTCTTGTTCCTGTGTTACTTCTTACTGGTCTACGAATGTATTCAATCTTTCCAGTAAATCTATTTTTTACAGGAATCATATCATAGACTCCTGATAAAGCTGTGTTACCAAATGAATTAGGATTAGTTGCTCCTGTCGTTACATCTGGATCTGGTGTTGTTGTTTTATTTGGATCTCTGTCTGGTCCCTCATATGGTTGGTTTGGTCCTGATTGATATCTATCATCAACACCATCACCATCAGTATCAACAAAATCTGCTGTAGCTGTATCTGATCCTATTAATGTACCATAGCCTGAAGTCTCTCCTTGCTCCGTTGTATCTGTTCCCATTTGTGAGCTAGTGAATGTATTAACTTGTCCCGTGTTGTTATCTGATCTACTGTCTCTTACTCTTTGTGCTTCACTAACAAATCTATCATAGTCTAATTGATTTTCATTTAAAGTTGATAAGCCAGTTAGTCTTCTAAGTAATGCTGGTTGGGTATATAAATTTACTAATTCATTTCTTGGATCTTTAAAATTACCTTGTAGTTTTTTAGCTTCTTCTTGAAAGGCTGCTCTGTCTGCTGGAGATAATGAATCAACATATGATTTTAATAAAGCTTCTGCTGTAGCAGAAAATCCAGCTTCTCTTGCTGTGCTTGCATTTTTATTTTGTGTTGCTATTGTGAATAAAGCTAATGCATCTTTTTGATTTATATCAGCTACACTTTTATTATTAGCTGCAAGTATCTCATTACCTGATTTAGTAGTTCCCTGCATGTTAGCAAAGTCTGATCCAAAATATTCACCTGCCTGTATTTTTGCTATAATTTCATCTGCTTGATTTCTAAGAGATGTAGGTAATTGATCATAGCCTGACTGTGCTTTAAATTTTAAAATTAATGCACGCTTTTCTTCAGCAGATGTATTCTTCTTTGCATCATCTGGTAAGCCTGTAGTATTTTGATCTCCAAAAAGTGTAGTAAAAATATCATCTTCACCTTCTTTATTATTATTATCATTTGGTGGAGGAGTTATTGTTACAGTTTGAGCATCCGTTTCATTGTTACCTAAAACATTTGTTGTTGTAGTAACTGTGCCATCGTTGTCTGTTTCTGTCATTGTTCCACCCTTATTATCATCAGGGTTGAAACCACTTGTCTCTCTTCTTTTTTCTGGTGGAGTATAGCCTGCACCCATATATCCTGAGTTAGCTGCATTCTCATATGCAGATGTATCAGGTTTTGTATTATCTTTTTTTTCGTTTGTATTATTAACTACTGTTGATCCGCCTGCTTCATTTGCATTACCTTGATTGCCTGTATAAGAATTACCAAAACTACTTGAAGAAGTGTTACCTTTATTATCATCACCTTGATTAGATGAAGATGAAGATGAAGAAGAAGAGGTATTTCC